AAAGAATGTCAACTTTTGAAGTTAATTAACAAACGGGCAAGTAAGAACGCCATTATTAAAGAGTGGAGTCCGTTCATCAATCCTGCGTACCGTGGCGCCAGTCAATTTTTAAAAGAACGCCGACGTGTTGAACTCAACACTTACTTGGCGCCAGATGATCAGGTTCCGCTGTTTACTGAACACAAGTGTCTTCTGAAGCACTGCCTGCTCAATATCGGCGAAAGCTATATGGGAACCCCCAATCAAATCAAGGCAATCGAGTACCTAGAACGAAAAGTTATGGAGTGGGATCCCACTGGAGAAACTATTCGTCGCTTTTTTCGTTATTGGAATCAAGAACAGGGGGGATTGGGTTCGCCTCGAAACCTATAGTACATTGCAACCAGTCCAACATGTCCAGTAACTGAAGTTCTGGACAGTATTCGTGAAGAATTTTATCAGGATCCATAACGTTCACATGAAGCGATTAAACGCTTCAAATACCATTCTGCTTTCTTTAAATCTTGGATGGAATTATCTTTATCTTCGTAACGCCAAAGGTACTTTTGAATGTTCCCTTTCAGGTAACCACGAAAAGCTTCATTGGTCATCGCTGCCTCAATGGCGTCAATACATTCCACCGCGCCAGACGCATAGTGTGACGGGCTATTAACCAGATCTTCCATGGGTTTGCTGCTGTCAGAATGGTTCCATGAGTTACCAGAGTAGCACCGATTACGACGTTGACAACCGCTACCGTGGTGCTGAGAGGGCTATAGATAACGAGCAGGGTAAGAGAGCTGCAGCAAGGGCTGTAGCCCAACGTAGGCTTGCTCAGCGCTCCCCCCTGGAGCAAGAACGGAAGGAGGACGACCGCTTCGTTGTCTCAGGACCTGGTGACGCCACCTACTCCTTTAAGAACGCTTACGGTGCCCCACGCAGCCCGACACAGCGCCGCATTAACCGCATCAATCAGTAGATTACTTTCCCAAGGTGGGAGAAGATCTCAATAAATTTGTCGGCTTGGTTGAATCCTAGTTCAGCGCGGGGGAGGTAAACAAAGTATCCCCAAGTAAACGGCCCAGCAATGGTGGTCAACGTTTTACCGTGTATTAAATTACACCTTTTTTCTGGTATACAAACCGGGTAGTTCCAGATTGAAAGGTTAGTCCGCATTGTTTCATGGTTTGTGCTAAAAAACAACGCTTCTCTTATATTTCTCATCTTCCATTCTCTTTCTAGCCTGCCAAACCAAATAGCAGACGGAGCTTTGCATAAAGGTCCGCCACCCCGTAGTCCCCACCTCCAGGTGCCACGTTCTTTATTGAAGGAACATCTACCGTAAGTTGGCGGAAATAAATAAGTTGTACCAGTCCAAGGGATTTCGATGTTCAGACCATCTTCTTTGAGCGTATAAATTTGTTTCGCTCTTAGAAATTGATCGTTGGCCAGGTGGGTTGAACAAGGATCTAAATCTATGTCGCCCAGAAGGGCATCAATGTATGGTAAGTATTCGACTGGAGTTAGCCAATCGTCGACAACGTTGCCGATCCGAGATAAAAATTCACGTTTAGGTAACCAAGGTCTCCGGCTCACGTAATAACAAACTCCCCCAGTCCTCCTGTCGGTTGTTCGCGTTTGTAATGCACCAGGGACATTTCTTTCTCATCTTGAATGATGAAAAGGGCCTCTTTGAGGGGGTTTAGGGCTTCTCCCCTGGCGATAGCTTTTTGCATTACCTCTGCCGGGCCCTCCATTTCTTGCCGCTTAAAGTCATCCAAGGCGTTAATCATGTGAGGAACCGTCAAATAAAACATGCTGTCCTCTTCTTTCTCTGCCTTGGGGAGATACACCATGGCACCTGGTCCCTCTTGAGCGTAAAAACTCTCAAAGAAATCGCACATGTCAGCGCAGATCCGTTCAATTGTGAGCTGAGTGAGGATCTTTTCTTCTTCAGTTGGATTCGACAGGTTCAGTCTTGAGAGTAGTTCCTTGCGGCGGCTGGTCATTTTTAATAAATTCGGTGAGTCCGGAGCGTTGGAGGGTTTGGCGGATCTTGGCTAATGGCTCGTAGATGACCACAGCCTTACCCATGTTTCCTATTTTCTTAACTAGCTTACCGCTTTCATCTTTAACTTTGGCAAGTTCGCCTTGCCGTATAAGGTACTCAGCTACGCAACGATAGCGCCGTTTAGTGACCAAATCAATGTCTGGAAATTTCTCGCAGATTGTGGCAGGCTTCATGTCACTGAACGTAATCCTGATTTGATCTGCTAGGGAGAAGCCAAGAATTAGATCATTTGTACTAGTCTCGTACGTTCTTAACAATTCCAGGTAGCGTCGAAGGTCTGGCGTCTTAAAGCTGCCAGAAGGTGGTATAAACATACTCACTTGTTCCGCCAGGGAAGCCTTCAACATTTCTTCATAATTCTCCACTGTTACTTCTTCGACAGTAAGACTGTTGAACCGATAGCTCAAATACTGCCGGGGTTTAGGTGGCGCAACAAAAGATACCTCTTCTTCCTCTTCCAAGGGTTCGTCCAACCACTCCTCTGCTTCCATTGATGACAACATTTATCTTTGCTACAGCTTAACGGTTTTTTGAGCTTTATTCCATTGCTGGCGATGATCAATTCTTAAAACCCACTCAGCGTATTCACGTTTCTTCTCCATGTGTTTCAAATCACCGGGTTTTGGGCGTCCTCCATAGTTACAAGCCTCCCATAAAGCCTTAGCCATCATCCGTTGTTGGGAGGTCATTAAAACTTTCCAAAGCACATCAGTGGACACTTTGGACAAAAGTTCGCTAAACTCATCCATATCAGTACACGCATCAACATGAGAAGGCCAATTACAGTCGCGGAACTTTTGCTGGTCGTCATCCTCGGCCCCCTTGGCGTCGTTGGCGTCCAACATCTCTATGGGTTTGTCACGAGTAAAATCAGTGTAACAGTACAGTTGAAGTAGTAGTCAAAATGGGCACTCCAAAGCCAACGGTTATCACTCCACCGCCACCGACAGTGTATCAATCGGTTCAGCCACTGGAGTCCTACCAGATGACCGGTGACTACTTGGGGCGTCTTCAACAGCAAACCAATACAGCCCAACAACAGCTTTACGCTCAATCGGGTACTCCAGGGCAGATCGGTGCCCGTCAGGCGGAAACTCGTATGAAGGCTGCAGGTACTTACCTCTCCAGCCTCCCCACTGGAGACAAGTACACCCGCGCTAACTCAGGGGTTACCGATCAGTACGCACCAGCAAGGGAAGCAAGCCAAACGGCTTACTCTCAAGCACAGAAAGATTACGCTGATGCGCTAGCAAAATCGACCCAGGCGCCGCCTCCTGCATACGATGAAGAGCAGATGAAGACGCCTTCTTGGGCTAAATCGACAATCCCTGAGGGGATGCCTGGATACAACACAACCAGAAACGCCTAATCTTTTTTAGGTTCCGTCTCTGCGACATACTCCACTACAGGTAGCTGCTGGGGATCAAATCCCTCTACTGGTGGGGTATTTTGCGGTTCTTCCACCCAATCGGTGTACACATCCTTGAGAACGTCATAGCTCTCAATAGGAATCAGCATGACATCGCCACCTTCATGCTGGATCCTGTAATGTTCTTTGTTGTCTGCTACGTCATCCAGGATTGATTCAAAGTTTTCTTCCAGTTGCTGGAGGGTGACAACTTTCATAATCCTGCTAATTAACTTTCGTTAGGTTAGCAGATATCCGGTTAAGGGGAAACCCCTGCACGCGTATAACCCAATCCGCTGGTTTGTGAGGTGACCTTTGGTTCAATAATGAAACCGAAATCAACGTCGGATGTAACGGGGTCCAACGTGTGAACATCGTACCAATGGTCAGTATCCCACCCAGCACCGTATGCTTCCGATGTATCCCAAGTCCTGTACAGCGATTCAGTGGTAACAGTTGTACCAAAATCACCAAAGTCTTGAGCTGGTTCGTTGTCGTAACGCCAATCAAGATCGGCAATAGTAAGCGTTAATGAGTAATTTGTTTCGAGGTAACGAATGTCGTTCGTAATTAAAACAATGTAATCGCCCGCATCTAATGCAGTTTTAGGATAATCCGAGCCATAGCTGAAGCTACCGTCATCACCACCAGAATCGCTGTAACTTAGGCCGGTTTCGGAATAAACGTAGCCATCGGAATTAATGGGCAGTTCCCGTCTGTGCGTGCCGTCCTCAACTCTATAAACGGAAAGAACTGTGTTGCGGTTTGTATTTTGTTCGTATGACGTGGTGCTGTAATTCTGGGTAATGATGATACTTCTTGGACGAAGTAACGTTAATTTATAAAATGTAGATTGGATCCTGGTATTGCCGCCGTGTGTTGCTGCTAAAGGTATTGATTTGAATAACGGAGCAAAATCTCCAAGATTTTGTGCAGTGTTTACACTATCTGTGGCCCGTATAGGTAACGGGTCACTGCCAAAATACGAGTTTGCGCCATACGCTGTGGGTCCTGTCCCGCCTACGGGATAGGCCTGCACCGTTCCTAAGTTGTAAAAGCCAAGGTTAGTTGGAAGTGCTGTTAGGAATGTCGACATCTTCCGTGTTTAAATCAGTATAAAGGCTATTTGTGCGGCCGCTAGCTTGATACTTTTCTTCTATTAGTTTAGCACGTTCGGGATACGAGCCTTCATCTTCTACAGTTTTAATTAATTCATAACTCAACCGTTTTTCCAAACAACGTAGTTCAAGTTCTGCTTCCACCTTGGTGTCAAACCAAGGCGTAAAGTGGTTTTCAGGACCAATCCGAATGTGACCTGCATATTTCGGATTGGTTACGTGCCAACCGCTAGGAACTACTTGGCTAATTTTAGAGTTTACTTTCGAGAATGTCTCGGTTTGCGCGGGCGTGTTCGAAGATGTTTCCATAGCTCAGGTTTACTGTAGCGACTTTAGCTGGGACGGGAATTGATTCTACCTCGCGTAGTCGCAGGTGAAGCGGATTGCAACACAAAATCGAACATCCCGGTTGGTGGAAGGTCCGCATTTTTCCTGTAAATCCACGGGATGTCCAGAACGCAACACGTGCTGCAGACTGGGTTTTGCCGCTAAAGAAGGGAGCAGGGAAGTAAGCCTGCGTCTCTGTTTCTTTTTTCTTCGTGGCGCCAAGCCAGTGCCAACACTCATCCTGTCCTTTCTTGTCCACTTTGTCCCAAAACTTCTTCACCTGCCAGTAGGTATCAAAATCAAAATTCTTCACATCGATAGTGCACCTACCTTTTTCAATCTCGTCCATACAGTCCAAGCACTGACTCATCAAGCCAAAATTACCCTTATGGCCAGGGTGGTTGCGCTTGTGCCAAGGGCAAAAAATATCCAACAATTGTTCAGACATAACTGATGTACTGGCAGATGTTCCGAACAACATGGTAGGGGAGTTTGTAGGACTTTGCTAGTGCAGTGAAAGAAATCTTTTCAGAATCGTGCTTGTTCCTCAGCTCTTGGACCAGTTCTGGCGTTACCTTGCTTTTCTTCCGCCACCCACGCTCGTAACACACATCTTGTTTGGTACCAAAGTAATAGTGATTTGGGTTGACGCAGTGGATAGAGGTACAGTCGTGTCGTCTCACCACTAGCGACTTGGTCTCATCTTCATACTGACCCGCAACCGCCAATATCAAAACCCTGGCGTCGATTCCTTTAAACAACGGCTTGGTGGAATGGCTTGTAGAAAAGCCGTTTACAAATTTTTTTAGTACAGGTTTCAGGTCCCAACAGGCTTTTGGGCCGTAGGTGTTTTCAAAACGTGTCAAAACATTAAGAAAGTGCAGCAGATCTTTCTTGGTGAGGTAGTGCTCGTTAAACAACTCCTGGGTGCGTTCCAAGTTAGGGGAAAGCCTCGTTGCGTTTAAAGGGTAGCTGAGATCCGGTGCGGTGTCAAGGGTTTTGGGTTTGAAGTACGGTTTAGTGATTTTGAAGCCTATAAATTCTTATAGAAAGAAAAAGGGGTTAATTTCTGTAAGTAAAATCCGTACATAAATTTTTTACATACGAATTATATGTACAGGAATTAACCCCCTCTTACATCACCAGGAGTTTACCGGCTTTAAAAACTATAAAGCGTACGTTAAATCAAATCCATTGCGCTGCAACCATTCTCATGCCCTCTCAATAAGCCCCCTACCCAAAAACTAACGCTAAACCTCTATCTTGCCGTACTGTTTTTCATATTGTTTAGCATAAACGAGCGCACAGGTATACGGTTCGACGTAACGGTAGGCTGTACTGGCGGGATGTGACACACGATGTACTTGGTTTCCGTGTAAATCGTCCCCGAACTCGATAACAGTTCCGTTCGAAAAGGTTTGCATTACTTCCATGTCAGTCTTTTGTTGACTCGTATTAGTATAGTAGTAACGGAATTGTTGTAAGTAATCGTGCCTGCCTTTGATCCCACGCTCTCAGGTCTTGTATCGTCGGGACTGAGAGCCAATCCTTTCAGCTTCAGGGGTGCGGCGCCAGTACAACCTTCGCAACAAACACAAAAAGGAATTAAGTGGGCCCTCCAGAACCTGGACCAGAATCTTGGTGCAGCTGAAGGAATTCCCTCTATGCCTGCTTTTGGTGGACAAGCAATTACTCCTGGGTTTGATACCAAAAACCTTTTTGCTGGAGCAGGCGGCACTGTTCGGACCACTAGCCCCAACACAACTTTCCAGCACGCCGATGACGAGTACAACCGTCTGAAGTCACAATTCGGTGGTCCTACTGGCGTCGAACAGTTAGCAATGCAGACCAGCTTGCCCGTCAGCTTCACCCCTACCGGCGCTAAAGGTCCTGCCAGCCTGAAAGATTTTTACTCAGCTGAGAGTCAAGTCGGTCGTCGTGATATGGGATCCATTATTGACCAAATGGGTTACAAAGGAGATATGGCGAAGTGGGCTGCAGCAAATCCGATGCTTGCTCAGCGCGAGTACGCCAAGAAGTTCAGTGCCGATCAAGCGGCAGCAGCGTACGGCGGCACCGGTCCCAGCGACGAAGCAATTCGTTCCGCTATCAGTGGCGGTAAGTTCTACCCGTCTGAAGGAAGCCCTTCACCCGTTACAAATCCTCCCGACTTTGGCACCCCAGCTAACTCTGTGCCTGCTCCTCCCATGGAACAAGGTAGGGCAGTCAGCGCTCCTTATGATGAAGCGCAACGTCAAGCAGCTCAGAAAACTGCAGGTGCTACAGGGATGCCGCAGCTTCCAACACTCGGTGGAGATTGGCTAAGTAAAGTAATGGCCTCCCCCTGGGGCCAAGCACTGAAGAATACGGGCGGTGCAATGGGAATTGATTACATGCAAGGCATCCGTTAATCATGAATTTTAACGATCCTCTTCATCCTTTTAATGCATGGGATTTTTTTAAGCAGGCTGATGCGGTAAATAAAGCACAGAAATGGAAAGAGTTTTCTGCTGCTAGCCAAGATTATTCCCAGTCCGGCACTGACATCCCTGGCTTCAGTACAGGTTCTGGTGGGGCCTTTGCTGCTGGATCTGATTTCCCAGGCCAAGGATTTGGCTACCAGTACCAAAGTCCAGCGGCGATTTCGGACTCTCCAAGTTTTGATATGAACAAGCCGTACATCCCTGGACAGCAGGACTATACTGGGATTCCTAACGCTACTCCAGAGATGCTGCGTCGTCTCCAGCAGCGTAAAATGGTCAACCCCGGTGGTCAGGAACTACCTGGATTCCTCAAGCCAGTCTGAGCATGCCGACACAACTGATCAAACGGTACCTCGAAGAAGCTGCCCGTTGGCTTCGTAACGAACCTGATTACGATGACTTCGGATATGGGACTGAGCCGATCCCTGGTGATAAAACTTGGGTAAAGCGGTGCAGTGAGTGTAATTGTAGAATAGAGGACAAGAAGGAAAATCAATGAGTCAAACCAAAGCTCAGCTCGTAGATAACACTAAGGTTACGTACACAGCTAGTGGTACTGGTGCTGCTGCTAGGTCAGTTAATTCAAAGCTGGGAGATATTGTTTCTGTTAAGGATTTTGGCGCAGTAGGGGACGGGACGGCTAATGATACTGCTGCAATTCAGGCAGCCATTGTTGCCTTAGCCGCTTCTGGTGGTGGTGCGTTGTTCCTGCCTGCTGGCACATATCGCATTACCAGCCCCTTGCTGGTCCCATACGGTGTCTCAATCTTTGGTGAAGGTGGAACTGCCACAATTCTGTCGTGTTTGAATTGCGACGGCCTCAACTTCACCTCTGCCTCATACGATGGCGGATCCATGTTTTACCGCGACTTTGCAATTCGTGGTGCAGCTGGCAGCTCTGGTAACTGGGCGGCTGTCGTAAGTATCTTGCCTGCTGGTGGCACACAAGGTACTGATTCCAGGGATGGCCTGTACTTTGAACGCCTACGCATCTTTGATTGGAACCAGGCGTTTCTTTTCAACGCAACTTGGGAATCTCACATCAGTGAATGCAAGATCTTCCGGTGCAACCAGGGTGTATCGCTTGGCAACTATACCTTTGCAATACGGATCACAAATAACAACATGACCTACGAGGGCGGGTTTGCAAGTGGATCAGCTAATAGGCGTGGTGTTGAAATACTTGGTGCTGTGTCCGAAGGCAATTTTATTCGCGGCAACCAGATTTTTGGCTTCCCAACTTGCTTGCATGTAGTCCAGAGCGTTTACACGGTCTTTGATGATAACGATTGTTTTGGTACGACGTATGGTGTGAACTTGGCAGGTGCGGCCAATACAGGCATGAGTATCCGCAACAACTACTTTGAAATTAGCGCAAACAATGCCGTTGGTATTATTGGGGCACCTCAAGGATCTGAAATTAGCAACCTTATCGAGGTTGTCAACAATGTGTTTATTACAGGTGGAGCCGTTACAGGCACACGGGGCATTGTAGTTGGAGACGTAAGTGGAACCTATCAGTGGAACTGGCGCATTAGGGACAATAACTTCTTAGGCCTTAAGACGGCTGACATTCAAGTTTACAATGCTAGGAATATCATTATTGAAGGTAACCGAATTGACTCAACAGTTCCAACCAACAACATTGTCATTACAGGTGGCAGCGCACCATGGGATTCAAACTACGTTCTTCGCAACCGAATTGCTGTTGGCATCTCCGCTGACGCTGCTGACCTAGCCGCTGGACGAATCGTCATTCGTGAAAACTTAATTGCAGGTACACAGTCCTTTGGAACAGTGCGGGCAACCGGTAACCTCTTAGCTGGTGTCCCTACTGCAAATGCCAACGGCGGTATCTTGCAACTTAGCAGCGGCATCACATTCCCTGCAACTGCCGTAGCAGCAAGTGATCCAAATACGTTGGATGATTACGAAGAGGGGACTTGGACCCCACTTATTTCTAGCAATGGCGCAGGTGTAACAACCTTTACCAGCACTACTGCTTCTGGTTCATACATTAAAGTTGGTAGGATAGTCACGGTTAGTTGCATTTATACATATTCAGCAAAACCTGCTACTAATGACTTTGCTTTTATGTCAGGTTTGCCATTTACTTCAGCAAATAATAGTATTACCTCAACTGCACAAGTTGCATTAGCGCAAACAATTTTTGATACAAGATCGTATTATGCGATTGTCCTGAACAACTCTTCACTTATTGCGTTCCAGTACGACAACGGCGAAGGAACTTTGTACGTCGGCGCCCCTTACATGGTTAATACTTCATTTGTGGCGCCAGCTATGATGCGCTTTACTGCCACATACCTAGCTGCTACATAACCAAACTTAGCCCGCAACGGCTCAAAACTATTTTCTTAAACCTGTTTCATCTGGAGGATGATCCTAATGGCTAATTTTATTGAGCGCCAAGAATACAAACTTGAAATCACACCACCACATTCCGTTATTCAATGCCGTCGTGCTGACATCGTTGAAAAGGATGGCGTTGAAGTTGGGCGCACCTATCACCGTCATGTCCGTGTTCCTGGAGATGATGTAAGTTCTGATTGTCCAGAGTTGCAAGCAGTCGCCGCTACTTTGTGGACGCCTGAAGTGATTGAGGCATACCAAAACAGCCTTATCGCTCCTACGTTGCCCCTACCTACTGAGGCGGGTTAATGACAAAACCACGCGACCTAGCCACCCTT